GTGTCGCGGACCTGCTGTTGAGCGTCAACGTTGCCTAATGCGGCATCGGTATAAACCTGTGCGCTGATACCGAGCCGGTCTAGTGCGTCACCAAGCTCACCGGTCAACGCGTCCTGCAAAACCATCGCACGCGTGTTTTCCGTAACCGCTCCGGTTTCTGCGTCTAACGCTTGTGTTACGCGGTCAGCGGCCTGAGCCAGCAACAATTTGCGTTCCTGCATCTGCGACAAAATCAAAATCGCACTGGAAACAGTGCTAGTCAGCAAACCAACTGACACATTGGCGGTTTTCGCTGCAACACCAAAACCCTGCAACGTTGTGCTGGCCGATTTAAACGCCAACACACCCAACCCAAGAACAGCGATCGTTTGCTGCATTCCTTTTGGCAATGCGGTGAACGCCTGCAAAACTGGACCAATTGCACCCATAAGACCCTGCACGGCAGGAATCATGGCCTCACCAATAGTCGCTTTGGCGTTTTCCATTTCGGCAGCCAAAATGCGTTGACTGTTTGCCAAACCATCGCTCGTGTTAGCAAAATCGCCTGCCATCTGCGCGGTTTCTTGCATTAGCAACGCATATCTAGCGGCAACCTTGTCGGCCTCAGTCATCGCGGCTGCACTGTCAACCATGCCCTGTTCGACAGCAAATGCGGCAACAGCAGCAGCCGACATATCAATGCCGAATGCGCGGATCGGTTCCGTAGAACCTGCCAGTGAGGATTGGAAAATTTGTGCGGCACGTGGAATGTCCAGATTCATTACTGACGCGAAATCGGCAATTCGCACGGTTAGTTCGTCAGTGACTGCCACCACGTCACCAGTTGCCCCAGCAACTTGTTTTGTGAATCCAGCAAACTGAACCGCAAACGCGTTAAAATCTCTTTGCGACATGCCAACGGCCTTAGCTGCCGACTCGCCAAGTTGCAAAATCCCGTCAGACGCTTTTCCGAACGTCACAGTAACCGCGTTCATTGATTCAGCCAGGTCGCTTGCGCTGCCGACAGCAGTCTGCGCGAAATTCACAATTTCGCGGGTAGCAAACGCTGCTGACGCGGTTTTGGCGACGTTTTTAAACTGGTTTTGCAGACTGCCTGCCGCCTGCTCAGCCTGTTTTAGACCGGCCTTAGCTTTGGACGCGTCCGCGATTACGTCAATGTTGATTGCTGCACGCTTACCGGCCATCAGATATTCCTATTCCAGATTTTGTAAATGTGCGCCAGGTACGTATCCATGACCTCTTGCACACGTCGGTCAGCAGCACGATACAGAAACGGGTTAGGTGCGATGTTGCGCCGACCCCAACCAAAATGGATTGGGCCTGCATACGGCACACGGGATTTGCCTGCATAGACACGACCGCCACGCACGGTTCGGCCTGCACGGATCGTGTCATATAGCGCGCCGGTCCGGTACGGCACGGTGCGTTTTGCTTCACCGACCACGATGCTGGCAGCTGCGTGCCCTGCATCCTTAAAATCTTCTCGGGCCTCGTCGTCCAGTTTGCCGAGCGCACGAATTAGTTTGTTCAGCCCTGTGATTTCTACGCGTGCTGGATCATCCACTAGCGGCCCGTTCCTGTAACAGTCGCACCATTTCCTGAAACACCATTGTAGGTGTTTGCAGTAGTTCGCTCGGGGCTATGCCAGTGGCGATAGCCATTTGTGCGACTAGGCGTTGGGTTGGGCCTACTCGTCGTCTGCTTTTGGGACCAGGCGCACCGCCTTAATCCCACGCAACCATTCTTTAAATGGTTTCACGGTCACACCGCTGTCCTGCATTGCGGACCAGCCGAGGAACGCCAACGGTTTAAAAGACTGTTTGCGGACCCATTCGGTCCACGCCATGTCAGGGTACTGGTCCTCCCATGTGCACATGGCACTGATGGTGACCTCGTACTGCTGCGTGGTGCCGTCTTTAAAATCTACGGCAACGTCGTTTCCGACCATGTTCCCCTCCTAATGGGTTTGTCAGCTAGTCGCCTTGGTGATGGTCCCGCCGACGAAATTCAGCGTCGTCATGGCCGCGTCACCGACGGTGCCAGCAACAGGCATGTGGCTGGACAGGTAGGTGTTCGCGAGCGTGTAGGACGGATTGTCAGCCGCGACAGCACCGCTGGTGGCCTTAATGAGCACCGTGGTGGCCGTCCCCACGAGATCGTACACCGTGGCCTCCACCTCAGACGCCGCAAAATCCTGAAACAGCGTCACGTCGCACGTCACGTTGTCAAGGCCGCCAGTGAACAGGTGCGCGGAGTCACCCATACTGGTTACCTCCACCTGGTCCGTGTTGTAGTTTAGCGTGACTGACTGAACGGCACTGGACAGGTCCACGCTGTTAATGGTCACGCTGGCATCGGTGAGCACGAGCTTTGCCATGTCTTATTCCTCGGTTTCCTCGGGATCGGTTTCTGTTTCGGGTTCGGGTTCCGCGACCGTTGCTGGTGCGATATGGCCGCCAGCGACCAATGCCGCAATATTACACCCGTGCAATTCAGTTTCCGTAACGATGCTGCCAGCGGGCCCTGCGGCCAGTTTGCTGGACAAAATGCGGTAGCTGCTCATTCGGCGTACACCTCTATTTCGAATTCGGCACCCAAATATATGTCGTCACCGTAGCCGACATTGCCGATGTTTACGCAACGAGTCACTACGGCATCGGACACGGTGCTGTCCAATGTGCGGTCCGCGTCCACCAATGCGCGAACACTGTCAGGTCCGTACACGAACGGGTCCAGTTTCGCAATGTTGGCGGCCTGGTCGAACCGTTGCACCATGACGGTCACGCGAAATTCCAAAATGGCGAGCCCGTTTTGCATCGCCTGTTTGTATTCGACAGCTGCCGGTGCAGGCACAATGATCGCGCACGGGGTAATTGGTGTGTCGGTCGGGTCGGCGTACACCACAGACAGGTTTGCGGACGCTTCCAACGTGGCCGCTAAACCTGCTTTTATTTGCGTGTAGGTGCTCACGCAACACCGATCAGTTTCACACCATGCAGCAGGGCTGCCACGTCAGGGTCCTGACGGCTGATCCGGACCGGCCCAAATTCGCTGATCGCACCGGCCTGGAATCCGAGCGGGCTGGCCTTACGTTGGAACAGGCGACACGACATGAGTAGCGCGGCCTGCTTAATGTTGTCCGGTACTGCCGACGCGTAACCCCATGTCGCGGTTACCTCCACGGTCGGACGACCGTAAATTGACAGCGGCCAACCCTGATTGACCTGCGTGAATTTGCGCCACGGGCTGGCGTTACCGACCGCAACAAAATCGGTGCCAATAGCCAACGTGGTCTCAAACGTGCCGTCTTGGTCCTCGTCGCTTTTAATGACGAGCCCTGACAGCGTGGCAATGTCGTCTACGTCCAGAATGCTGGCGGTCCGTGGCAGGAACGTGCGTGCCTCGGTGACAGTCTCAAATGTGCGACCGGTGTAGTTATCGATCAGCGACTCAGCGGCAGCAATGGCAGCCGCAATAGCGGTGTCCTCGGAGGTGGTCGCTGATGGGATACCTAGCGACGCTTTTACCAGCGCGGTGGTCGTGTAGGCCATTACTCGGCCTTACGGGTGCGCTTAGCAGCCTTGCGGGGCTTAGCGGGCTCCTCAGGGGCCTGTGCGGGCTCGGCAACAGCCTTAGGTGCGGGCACCTGCTGGTATTTGCTGACCAGCACTGGATCAGCACCAGCCGCGATCAGGTTCTGCGTGTATTTGTCGCTCATGATTGCTCCTCGTGGTGTGGCGGTGGCCCTGTGGAGGGGATCAGGGCCACCGCCACTGCGGGGTTAGGTCAGAGCGTCGCGCTGAGCAGCGTGCCCTGAACCTTGCAGATACCACCAGGGTAACGGCCAGCGGTGAACGCGCTGTAACCGAACACCACCATGCGGGTGGTGAGCGTGCCCGAGCCAACCGACTCGTAGCGGAGCATCAGCGGGCTGGCCGCCTGCTCCATCAGCACGAGGTCGGCGCGGTTCGCCACGATGATGGCATCCTCGTCGGTGCCAGCACCGAGGTTCACGGGGATACCAGCGTCCACGACAACCGGAATTCCGGCGAGCTCGCCAGCAGCGGTGCCGTACGCACCAGGATTGCCGAGCGCGACGATGTTCTGGCCCGAATTGCCCTGAATGCCGGCCAGCGGACGGTTGGAGGAATCCAAACCGGCGGTGAGGTAGGCCCAACGACGCGGGTGCATGATGATCACGTCAGGCTGCGTGTAACGGGCAGCGGTGACGGTGCTGATGGCCTTAATGACCTGCTGGAACGTCTCAACAGCGGTCGGGGACGCGTCGTCCACGTCCACGTC